GTCGGATGCGCGGCCTTGGCCAGCCGCGAGGGCCTCCGCGTCGTGGACGCCGAGGGTGAGCAGCCCCGGCCGAAGGTCGCCAGTTTCGTGCCGATGTTCGACTGATTTTCCAAAGAAAGAAAGGATTGCGTCCGATGGCCAAACGAGAAAAAGGCCGGCCCGCCGGCAGCCGCAACCGCGAATACGTCCACGCCACCGCGCAGCCTTCGCGTTGCCCGAAATGCGGCAGCACGGAGCGCGAGGCCTATTTTCGCACGATGGAGACCGAGTACAACGGCATCGATCCCGCCGGGCAGCCCTATACGCACATCCTGCGGCGGTGGACGCACTGCGCCGCCTGCGGGCAGGCCCGCATCGACCGCAGTTACGAGCTGCGCGTCGATGACGACGCCGACGCCGACCGCGCGGCGAACGAATAATGGTATTACGCTTTTTCGGCATTTGCGATTTGCGCCACAGAGGTATGATCCTCCGCATGACGCTGGAAGAACAGATTGCCGCGCTCGAGCAACGGCTCGCACTGATGACCAAGCGCGTCGTCGTCGACGGCGTGGATACGACCTTTGACGACGCCGAGGACGCCCGCCGCCGGCTGGCAGAACTGAAGCGGCGGCAGGCCGTGCAGCAAGGCCGCGGCGGCAACCTGTCTTATATCGACTTGTCGGGCTTCTAAATGGCACGCACCCCAAATGCCGTCGCCCGTCTCGCCTCGCGGATTGCGGCCCCATTCCGCCGCGGCCTGGGGATGCTCGGCTACCACGCCGTCGAAGATAAGAAACGGCGGCGTCCGGCCAGCGGCGTCTTGCGCGACGAAGAGACTGAATTGACGGCCTCGGACCGCAACAGGCTTGTCTCGGACACCCGCGACCTATACCGCAACTTCTCAATCGCCAGTTGGGCGATCCGTAAGCACCTCGATTACGTCAGCACGTTCACCTTCCAGAGCCGCAACAAGCAGCCCGAGCTGGATCGGCGCATCGAGGACCTGGTGCGGTGGTGGAGCCGCCGGACGAATTGCGACGTCACCGGGCGACACAACTTGGCGCGGCTGATCCGCATCGCCGAGGCCCGCGCAGTGGTCGACGGCGACGTGTTCCTTTTGAAACTCGCAGACGGCCGCTTGCAGGCCATCGAGGGCGACCGGGTGCGAACGCCATTCGGCGGCGTGCCCAGCCAGGACGCCGGGCAATGGCGGCAGGGCGTGAAGACGGACGCGGCGGGCCGCCCGCTGGCCTACTGCGTCTGCAAGCGGAACGAGTGGGGCGGCTTCGCGTTCGAGCGGACGATCCGCAGCGGCGCGATGCTGCAACACGGCTACTTCGACCGCTTCGACCAGCTCCGCGGCGTCTCGCCGTTGGCCCCGGCGCTGAACACCTTCGTCCATCTTTACGAGTCGCTGGAATACGCCTTGATGAAGGCGAAGGTGTCGCAGCTCTTCGGCTTGGCGGTCTATCGCGCCGACGCCGAGGTCGAATACCTCGCGCCCGATCTGAGCAAGGGCGCCTTTTGCCTAAACCTGGGCGATTACACACAAAACCGCGCGGAGTTTTTGGAGAACAAAACGCCTTCGGTCGAGTTCAAGGAGTTCACGCTGGCGATGATCATGGCCGCGCTGAAGGCCTTGGATATCCCCTACAGCTTCTACGCGGAGAACTTCACAAACTACAGCGGCGCGCGGCAGGCCCTGCTGCAATACGAGCAATCCGCGCAGATCAAGCAGCGCAACATCCGCGAGCTGCTTGACGCCTTGGTCGCCTGGCGGCTGCAACTGTTCGTCGATGACGGCGTGTTGGCCCTGCCCGAGGGGCTCGGCGTGGCCGACCTGCGATGGGAATGGGTGCCGGCGGGATTGCCGTGGATCGACCCGCTCAAGGAAATCCAGGCCGACGCGATGGCACTGGCCAACCGGCTCACCAGCCGCCAACGGATCGCCAAGCGCCGCGGCGAAGACTGGTGGGAGATCAACGCCGAATGTGCCGAGGAGGAAGACGCCGGCGCGCCGCGGGCGCGCGCCATGGACGCCCTGCCGGAAGAGGAAGACAGTCCGGAGCCGAACCGCGAGAGCGAACGCGAGGAAATCGCCGCATGAACCATTCGATGCACGAGACGCGACGTGAAGTGCCGATCGCGGCGCTACGGATGCCGGCGGGCGTGTGCCATTTCGCCATCGGCCAGAACGCGGCCGCGACGGACGAGAAGGTGCCCGTGCGGCTAGTCGCCCGCACCGGGCAGCCGATCGAGCATTGGTATTGGGGACTGATCGTGCATGACTTGGCCGGCCTGAAACTGCACAAGCCGTCGCTGCCGCTGGACTACTGCCATGACCCGGGCGAGGTGCTCGGGTACGTCGATCATTTCGACACGCAGACCGGCGACCTGGTGTGCTCCGGAGCATTGGTGCCGTTCGATGCCAACGACCGAGCCGCGGAGATCGTCCACAAGGCTCGCGCCGGGGTGCCTTACGAATCCTCGATCGCCTTTGATCCAGACAATATCGTCGTCGAAAACGTGCCAGCCGGACGATCCGTCGAGGTCAACGGCTACACGCTCAACGGGCCGGCCGTCGTCTTCCGCGAGTGGAGTTTGCGCGGAGTGGCGATCTGCCCGCACGGCTACGACAAACACACGCCGGTCGAACTCGACCGGAACGCCACGGTCCAATTGTCCCTTCTCACATGGGAGTCTCCGATGTCCGCACCTACGCCAGCCGCAATGAGCGGCGTCACCGCCGGTAAAGACCATCACGACCAGCACCGCGCCGAATTGCAGCGGTTCGTCGCCGCCTTCGGCGCCGAGCACGGCAGCCAATGGTATCTCGAAGGAAGAACGTTCGCCGATGCATGCGCCCTGCGGCTCGACGCGCTGGGTGCGCTAAGCCGACAGCAGGCCGACGAGATCGCAGCGCTGAGCGCCGAACGCGACGACCTAAAACGCCAGGTCAGCGCGGTGACGGCCGAGAAGGCCACTGCCGAGGCAGAATTGACGAAGCTGCGGGCCGAGAACGAGCTGCTCCGCCGCGCGGAGGGCCGCGGCGAGCCGATGCCGGTCAGCGGCGGCGATGCCGGCGCGGCAAGGCCCGCCGGGACACCGATCGGCGGACTCTCGCAGGGCCTGGCGGCGTTCGCGGCGGCCCTAAAACTGCCCTCCCAATGACGTCGCTTGACACAACGGCCAGCGGCCACCACATTCACCCCCTTTTTACGAGACCCGACAAATGGCTTTTCCGACCCTCTTGGACATCGCCAAGCAGAACGGCTCCGACGCGACCGTTGGGCTGATCGACGAGACGATCAAGCTCCATCCCGAGTTGCAGATCGGCGCGGCCCGCACGATCGCGGGCTTGAACTACAAGACGCTCGTGCGCGTCGCGCTGGGCAACACCGCCGGCAGCTTTCGCCACGCCAACGAAGGCGTCGCGCCGCACGTTCACCGGTACGAGAACCGGCTGGTGGAGACGTTTATCCTCAACCCGCGGTGGGAGTGCGACAAGGCAATCGCCGACAAGCACGAGGACGGACCAGCGGCCTACATCGCGCTGGAGGCGGCCGGAACGCTCGAAGGCGAGATGCAGGCCCTCGCGCGGCAGTTCTATTACGGCCCGGGCGCCAACGGCAACGCCAAGGGATTCCCGGGCCTGATCCAATCCTACGACGCCGCGAACATGGTGGTCGACGCGGGCGGCACGACCGACAACACGGCAAGCAGCGTCTGGCTGGTCCGCTTCGGCCCCAAGAACGTGCAATGGGTGTGGGGCGCGAACGGCCAGTTGGAGCCGAGCGAGGTCCGCGTCGAGAGCGTGATTCCCGACGCGAGCCGCCCGACGGAGAAGTTCGACGCCTACGTGCAGACGATGCTGGCGTACCCAGGCGTCCAGGTGGGCAGCCTGTGGAGCGCCGCTCGGATCAAGAAGCTTACCGCCGACGCCGGCAAGGGGCTGACCGACGCGCTGCTCTACAAGGCGCTGGCCCTCTTCCCCGCCGGCACCCGGCCCGATGCAATCTTCATGTCGCGCCGCAGCCGCGAACAGTGGCGTGCGAGCCGCACGGCCACCAACGCCACCGGCGCGCCGGCCCCGATCCCCGACAACTTCGAGGGCATCCCGGTCTATGCGACCGACTCGATCCTCGACACGGAGACACTGACCTTGTAACGCCGGCGGCGCCGCGCTCTTTCGCATGCGTCTGACCCGACCGCCTTCCCACTACTTGGACACCAGAACGAGGTGTATTGATGCGACTCTTTTCGATCGTGATCTGCCTGTGCGCCGTCGTGCTCGGCGCCGTCCTGTTCGCCGCCGCAACGAGTGCGGCGCTGTCGCCCATGCACGTCGGGACCGCCGCGATCGCGCTGGGCCTGGCGTACGCCGTCAAGGACCGCGAGTGCATCCAGACCGCCGCACTACCGGCAGGCGCGGCGTCCACCCAAACCGCCGGATTCGACCTCGGCCACAACATCAGCGGTCAGCTGCTGGCCGAATGCGAGCTGGTGTTGGACGCGCCCGCGCTGACGACGTCGGAGCTGCCAGACACGAAGACGGTCACCTATGCGATTGAGACCGACGACAACGCGGCGTTTAGTTCGCCAACCGTGCTGGCGGCGGCGTTCCTCGTGCAAACCGGCGCGGGCGGCGCCGGCGCGGCCGCCGCGCAAAAGACATTCCGCCTGCCGACCGGCGTCGAGCGATTCGTCCGCGTCAAGGCCACGGGCGTGGCGACCGTCGCCGCGCAGACGAAATCGATGACCGTTTCGATGGTGTTCTGAGCATGACGTTGCCCGCAATCCTCGCAGCCGCCCACCGAGCGGCCGCCGCGGTGCATGGTGTCGCCTGCACCTATACGCGCGGCGCGGCCTCGGTGGAGTTAACCGCGCTGAGGGGCCAGACGCGATTCGAGGCGGAAGACGAAGAGGGCGTCGTCACCCAATTCGTGTCGGCCGACTTCCTGGTACTCGCCGCCGACCTCGCGTTGAACGGCGCGGAAACCGCGCCGATGAAGGGCGACCGCATCCTCTGCGACGACAAGACTTACGAGGTGCTGCGGCTCGGCGGTGAACAGTGCTTCGCCGCCGATCCGACCGGCACGCGGCTGAGAATCCATACCAAACAGGTGGCAGAGTAATGGCGATCTTGATCCCCAGCGGCGGAGCGCCAGACGTGCCGACGAGCCGGACTCATTACGTCTCGCAATTCGGTGACGACGCAACGGCACAGCGGGGAAAGTCCTACCGCCCATACCGCACCATCGCGGCCGCGCTCGCTGCCTATACCCCTGGCGACCTAATCCACGTACTGCCAGGGCTACATAGGCTGACGGAGCCGATCCATCGCGACGGGTATCTAGTGCCGGTGACACTGACTCGCGCGAATGGCGTGGTGACTGTCACCGTGGAAGAACCGCACGGTTGCTCTGCGGGTCATCGGCTTTGCGCCGGCTACACGAATGGATTCGACGGTGAACTCGTCGTCCATGAAGTGCTTAGCCCGACCGCATTCACGTGTCTCCAAGCCGGACCGGACGCTACGGACAATAGCCAACAAGGCATCCTTAGCGAGTTGCTGGCGATTCATTGCGAGCATGGCGTTGAGTTGCGTCAAGATGGCGATTGGGCGGTCTTCGAGGAATATGACGTGCCGGGCTACATCAGCGTTACTGGCCACGCCGACATCCACGCGGCTGGTGCTGGCCCGGCCGTCAATGGGACGGGCTTGCTGTACCGCATCCAATGCGCGAATATTAGGAAGCTTAGTGCTGCGACGTTAGGTCCAGCCGTGTCCGGTGCGAACGTACATTTGGAGGTCCAACATGAGATCATGAGCATCAACTACGATGCGATCATGTCGCTCGGCGGGACCAATCATATTCGCGCGCGAAGCATCGTGGGAAAAGATAATGCGATTGAGCTGGGCAATGCTATGGTGCCCGAGTCGACATTCATTGAAGCGGATGAGCTGGTCGGCGGCCAAGCTGCCGTGCGCATCCCGGGCGGCACATTCGCGGCGGCAGGCAGTCGGGCATACATTCGCGCCAAACGCATCATCGGCGCATCCGCCTTTGTGATGGGCAGTGCGACGACGCGAGACTATGAGCTGTTCCTGGACGCAGACGAGATGATCGGCCGCGACGCGCCGGCCGTGGTGTGGGCGGCAAACGCTCCGCACGTAGCGGTGCGTCTGAATTGCCGCCGCATCACCTCGCAGTTCGCCGACCCATCCGGTTACGCGATCGCGCTGAATGGCACCAACCGCCTGCAACTGCACGGATCACCGGCGTTGCTCACCACGCCGGCGCCGGCATACAGCGTCTACGCATCGAGTGCGACCGATCTGGTTAGCTTCGGCACATTGCGAGTCGCCAAACCCGTGCATGGCAACGTCACGGTGCGCGTTGGCGCAGTCACCATTGATGCGACCCATGTCGTGTAGCGGAATCGTTCCAACTTCTACCATTGAGACAGATTATGACCACAGCCTCACTCGAAGTGATTTCTGCACTCACCGGCCGCCGGGCGACGATCAGCCGCACTGCCGACGGCCAAACCGGCCGGACGCCGACGCTGCCGCCTGGACTGACCCCGACGAGCTGGACGAAAACCGACGCGAACACCGGCGTTGCATCGCTGACGGCCGGCCACGGGCTGGTCAACGGCGATGTCGTCGCCGTGCTCTGGAGCGACGCCGCCGGAATGCCGCTAGCCCGCTAC